CCTGATATTGCTGACTTTGGAACTAACGAGTTTGATGACTTTGAAAGAGGTATATTAGTTAATAAACAATCTAATGACTCTAACATACCTGTAATTTTTGGAGAAAGATTAACAGGTGGCACTAGAGTTTTTATGCAAACTTCTGGCACAGATAATAAATATTTATATATGGCTATAGTTATGGCAGAGGGAGAAATAAATGATATAGAAGAAATTAGAGTTGATGATAAAGCTGTTACATGGGCTAGTACATTATCACATGGTACAGAAGTTGAAGTAGGTAGTACAGATTCTAATTTTTATAAAGCTGACCCAAATGTAGATGGTTCACTTAAAGAAAGTTTAATTAGAGTACAACCTTTTTATGGTACTGATACTCAAGGAACAGCTAGTTTATTAGCTGTCTCAGGGTGGGGAGTTAATCACAAATTATCTGGCTTATGTTATCTTGCAATGAGGTTCAAATGGAATCAAGATGCTTTTGCTGGAATACCAAAAGTACAAGCTAAGATACAAGGTAAAAAAGTTAGAACTTATAATTCTAGCTTAGTAGAACAATCAGCATCTTATCAGACTAATCCAGCATGGTGTTTGTTGGACTATTTAACTAACACTAGATATGGAAAAGGATTATTAACAGACGAATTAGATTTACAAAGTTTTTATGATGCGTCATTAGTTTGTGCAACACAAGTAACACCATTTTCAGGTGGTAGTGATATAAATATTTTTGATATTAATACTGCATTAGATACTTCAAGAAATATTTTAGATAATGTTAGAGAACTTTTAAAAGGTTGTAGAGGTTATCTCCCATATAATGCTGGTAAATATAATTTAGTTATCGAAACAACAGGCAGTGCATCTATTACATTAACAGAGGATAATATTATAGGTGGTTATTCATTATCAACACCAACAAAGAATGATAGATACAATAGAGTTATAGTTGGCTTTGTTAATCCTGATCGTAATTACCAAGTAGATGAAGCACAGTTTCCACCAATAAATGAAACAGGATTACCAAGTGCAGATAAACACGCAACTATGAAAAGTGCTGATGGTGGTTTTTTACTTGAGGGTAGATTTACATTCTCAACGTTAACATCACAATATCAAGCAGAAGAAATGGCAGAGGTAATACTTAGAAGAAGTAGAGAGGCATTAACTTTAGGAATTAATGTTGACTTTAATGGTTATGATTTGGCCATTGGAGATATAGTAAATATCACGCACAGTTCATTAGGATTTTCTGCTAAACCTTTTAGAGTTCTTGGAATTACTTTTAATGAAGATTTAACAGTAGCATTATCTTTAGTAGAATATCAAGCTAGTCATTATACTTTTGCAACTAAAACTCAAGCATCAACTATACCAGCTACTAATCTTCCTAATCCATATTCAGTACAAGCACCAGCAATATCCTTATCAGATGAATTATTTGAACTATTTGATGGTTCAGTAGTTTCTAAATTAATAGTTAATATTACAAGCACAGATTCATTCGTTAATGATTTTGAAGTTGAATACAAAGAATCTACTACAAGTTCATTTAGGTTAATGCGTAGAGGTTCAAATAAAATTATAGAAAAATACCCTGTTAAAGAGGGTGTAATTTATGATGTAAGGTGTAGAGCAATAAATTCTTTTGGTGCTAAAAGTGCATTTACAACAACACAACATGAAATTATAACTGCTTTTGACCCACCTAATGATGTAACTAATTATTCAATAGATGTTGTTGGAGATAAACTTCATCACACATTTGATGCAGTATCAAACTTAGATTTAGATTTTTATGAGATAAGATTTACTTCAGATACTACAGAAACACTTTATTCAAATACAACAATTCTTGTTCCAAGAATTGCAAGACCAGCAACTTCAGTTGTAACTCCATTTGTAGGAAGTGGAAAATACTTTATTAAAGCTGTAGATAAATTTAATATTAGATCAGCCAACGCAGATTCAGTTGTTATTTCAGATCAAGTTTTTGAGGGCTTTAAAGCTGTTCAAACAATTACAGAAGAAACAGCATTTGATGGAACTAAAACAGATTGTGTGGTTGTAGATAATAGTTTGGTATTAGATACTTCAATAAACTTTGATAGTGCCACAGGAAACTTTGATGATGCTACAGGATTATTTGATGGTGGGTTTGGAAGTGTAAAATCTTCAGGTAGTTATGCTTTTAATACAGGGTTTGATTTTAGTAATAAGTTTAAATTTAAAGTATTATTAAATCAATTAAATGTAGATCACTTAGACTATATAGATAACTTTGATTCTCAATCAGGATTATTTGATTCTAAACAAGGATTATTTGATGGTGGAACAAGTCAAGCTATCTCAACTAATGTCCAATTACAAATATCTTTATCAGATGACAATGTAAATTTTGGTAGTTTTCAAAACTTTAAGTCAGGAGATTATGTTGCAAGAGCAGTTAAATTTAAAGCACTATTAACTTCAAGTGATACAAGTGCAACTCCTAAAATAAACAATCTATCTTTAAAATTTGTTTTACCAACAGTTATTCAAGACGATTCTAATGTATCATCAGGAACTGATACTGCTGGAAAATCAGTTACATTTACTAATGCTTTTTATCAAGTTCCATCACTAACTGTAATTGGGCAAAACATGGCTACAGGAGATTTTTTCACAGTTACATCAAAAACTAGAACAGGATTTACAGTTGAATTTTTCAATAGTTCTGGTAGTACAGTTGATAGAACATTTGATTATCAAGCAAATGGAATAGGTACACAAAAATAATAATATTGTAAATTTTTAAATATAAAGGTATATATCAAATATGGCACAACACGATTATACAATAGCTAATCAAGGCTTTCCAGCAACAAGGTCTGATCTTAATAATGTTCTACAAGCAATCGCAACAAATAATACAGGAACATCAGCACCTACTACATTATATGCTGGTCAATTTTGGATAGACACAACTGCAACTACATGGGTTTTATACATACATGATGGAACAGATAATATTCAATTTGCACAAATAGATACTTCAGCAAATACAGTTAATTTTATAGATACAGCTTTAGCAAATGATGTTGTTATAAATACATCAGGAAATATAACTACAACAGGTGCTTTTACCTCTAAAGGTATTGACGACAATGCTGATGCTTTAGCAATGACTATTGGCAGTAATGAGAATATTGGAATAGGAACTACAAATGTTACAACAGCAAAAGTTTATATAGACCATACTGGAGATGTAGATGACAATGGTCTTTATGTATATTCTAATATTGGTCAAACTGTTCCTCTTGCAAGAATACTTCAAGATGGAGCAGGTTCTAATGTACCAGCAGTTTTTGTTAGAAATGATGGTTCTGCTGGTGGTATAATTATTGAAAAAGGGGGCAGTGGTGCAACTGCAAACACTGGTCATAATCAAGTTATAATAGATGGTTCTTCAAATAGTGGAATGAGTATTCTATCTGGAGCATCATCTAATGGAGCAATATGTTTTGGAGATAGTGGAAATAATTGTGTTGGTTATGTTAATTATGCTCACAATGGTAATCACTTAGATTTTGGAGTTAATGGAAGTGAAGTTGCTAGGTTTGACAGTTCTGGAAATTTTGGAATCGGAACTTCATCGCCCGATACAAAAATTGAATTAGCTGGTCAAAATTCTGGTGGTGCTTCAAACGTATTAAGATTTACTGACACAGATACAGGAACAACAGCTAATCAAAAGTTTGGTGCTATTCAATTTAATTCATCAGATAGTGGCAATACTGGAACAGGTGGTGCTATTGATGCTATTTCAGAAGATTTTGATGCTAATACAGCTATAAGAATTTTAACTGGTGCTCCTGGTTCAGCTAGTGAAAGACTTCGTATCACTTCTGGTGGAGCTGTACTTGTATCTAATACATCAGAGCCAAGTTCAGGAGATAATGGAGCGCAAATATCTAATGGAAGTTACCATATATTTTGTCGTAATACTTCTAGTGCATTAGTATTTTGGGCTTTTGGCTCATCTGGAGAATTTAGAATATTAGGTAATGGTAATGCACAAAACACAAATAATAGTTATGGTGCAATATCTGATAGAGTTTTAAAAGAAAATGAAGTTGATGCTAGTTCTCAATGGAACGATATTAAGTCATTACAAATTAAAAATTATAATTTTAAATCAAAACCTAATGAAAAACAATTAGGAGTTATAGCACAAGACCTTGAAGCATCAGGAATGAATGGTCTTGTAGAAAATAATCAAGATGAACTTTATACTGAAGATGATGTTTTGCCAGAAGGTAAAAATATTGGAGATGTAAAATTAAAAAATTACAAATCAGTAAAATATTCAATTTTATACATGAAGTCAGTTAAGGCTTTGCAAGAAGCTATGGAAAGAATTGAAACACTAGAAGCTAAAGTAACAGAATTGGAGAACGCATAATGGCAATAACATACGAATGGTCTTTCCCAAACTTTGAGACAGACGCAGATAACAAAGTTAAGGTTATCCATTATAGACTTACAGCAGTAGATGGAGATTACTCTGCATCTATGTATGGCTCTTGTGCAGGTTCAGAAGGTATGAACTTTGACAGTATGACTAAGGAGCATTGCGAAAATTGTGTTCTTGAAAATCAAGAACAAACAGAAGAAGAAATGAAAGCTAATCTTGATGCACAAATAGAAACACAAAAAAACCCTGAAACTGTATCAAAAACTAAGGAGTGGTAATGTCAGATATAACTATTGATGGTAAAGAGTATAAAAAAGAAGAAATGTCAGAAGAACAAGTTGCAATAGTAGGAAAACTTGCAACCATACAACAATCCAAAAATAATCTTTTATCCCAAGTTCAAGATTTAGAAATTTTAGCAGATGTTTATGTAGGTAAATTTAAAACTGCAACACCTGAAAAAACAGAAGAAAAACAAGCTGAAAAATAGTTACCATGCAACTTTCTAAACACTTCACATTAGAGGAGTTTGAAAAGAGCCAAACTGCAACTCGAAAAGGTATTAAAAATAAAGCTGGTAGTGGAGAGATTAAAAACTTAGGCGATCTTTGTTATGAAATACTAGAGCCTGTAAGAGCAAAGTTTGATAAACCTGTTACAATTACATCTGGCTATAGATCAGAGGAATTATGCGAGGCAATAGGTTCAAAAAAAACATCACAACACACTACAGGAAACGCAGTTGATTTTGAAATAGCTGGTGTATCTAATCTTGAAATTGCACTTTGGATTTCTAATCATTGTAATTTTGACCAGCTTTTGCTCGAGTACTATACGGGAGAACCATCATCTGGGTGGTGTCATGTTTCCTATAACTCTGAAAAAAATAATAGAAAACAAGTCTTAACATTTGATGGCAAATCTTATACAAATGGATTACCAGATGCAAAATGGTCAAAAGGTAAATTTGCAAACTAGGAGTTAAAATGCTTACAAAAAAACAAAAGAAACTACCACCAGCTTTACAAAAAGCTATTATGAATAAAAAGAAGAAGAAGAAGAAAGCGAGGAAATAATGGCTTACGGATATAGTATGAAACCTAAGAAGAAAAAAAAGAAAAAGAATAAAAAAAAGAAGAAGTAAATGGTTAAAGTAGCATCTATCACAAATATAATAAAAGGGTTAAAACCTAGTCAGCAAAAGACTATGAAAAGTCATGCTAGACACCACTCACTAAAGCATATGCGATCAATGGCCAATGCTATGAAAAAAGGTGCTACTTTTTCTTCTGCACACACTAAAGCTATGAGGAGTGTAGGAAAATGAAAAGACGTAGAGTACCAAAAGATAAAAAAACAAAAATTCCTAAAAAATATTTATCAGGTCTTAAAGGTGGCAAAAGATCAGCTAGAGCGAGTCTTATTAAGGCCATGTCAGATGCTTATAAAAAAGGTCAAAGAATACCAAAATCAATGTTTAAAGCGAGATACAAATAATGGCTGTTAGAAGAAAACCACTATCTGCACAAGTTATCTCAACACTTAGAGCAAAAGCTAAAACTAGAAAAAACATTACACTTGGCCAATTAAAAAAAGTATATCGTAGAGGTCAGGGTGCATTTTTAGGTAGTGGAAGTAGACCAAAGACTTCTATGGCTAGTTGGTCAATGGGTAGAGTAAATAGTTTTTTACGAGGTAGTAGAAAACACGATCTTGATTTAAGAAAGAAAAAGAAATGAGTTTATTTCAAAATACATCTCTCCCTTTAGGAATAGCAATTCAAAAAGGCATAATTAATAATTTTTCAGGAGTACAAAAGTTCGGTTATAATTCTGCTGTAGGAACATCTTTTGAAACAATATGGGATAATGGTTCAACTTATACTTATCCATCATCTTCTGGAACTGCTACTGCAACTTCATCTGATACTTCATCTGATAATACAGGAACAGTAGAGATACAAGGTTTAAATTCTAATTATGATCTAGCTTCTGAAACATTAACTATTGGTGGTAGTGCTGGGTCAACATCTTTTATAAGAGTATTTAGAGCATTAATGAAAACTGCTAACACAGGCACAGCTAATGTTGGAGATATTACAATAACAGTTTCATCAACTACAGTTGCTAAAATTACTGCAACTTATGGTCAGACATTGATGGCTATATATACAACACCAAGAAAAGTAAGAGGTTATTTAGTTCAATTTGATTCTGGTATGTCTAAACAAAAAGAAGTTGAGTTTAAATTTATGACTAGAGAAATAGATGCTGGAAATGTTATGAATGTAAAAGCATTTCAAACTAGCTTTGGTTCTCCTCTTAGAATACCTTATATAATACCTGTCATAATCCCACCTAAAACTGATATAGAAATACAAGCTAAAGCAGATGCCACAACATCTATTTCTGCTGGATTTGAATTAATCCTAGAGAAAGTAGATCAAAGCTAATGACTAAGAAGCCTAGAACTACAGGAGAACATATTGTAGCTTTATATGGCCATATTACAGGATTAAAAAAATCAATAGACAATTTAAAATCAAATCACATTAAACATCTCCATGAAGATGTAGAAAAAATAAATACTAAATTTGATAAATTACTTTTTTGGATTGTTGGTGGAGTTGGTGCAGTTGCTTTATTGTTCTTAACTCAGATACTTTACATTTTGACTAAATAGTTATACAAGTAAAACTTGTATGATTTACAAAAGTGTTCTTATTATTTCTGATACCCACATACCCTACGAAAATAAATTTTTAATTCCATTCTTAAAAGCACTTACTAAAAAATATAAAAAATTTGATAGGGTAATTCATTTGGGAGATGAGGTAGATCACGCTGGTATGTCATTCCATGACAAAGATAGCGATATGCCTAGTGCTGGAGATGAATTAAGATTAGCAATACCTAAAATTAAAGAACTAGAAAAAATGTTTCCTAAAATGGATTTGTTAGACTCTAATCATGGAAGTCTTGTTTATAGACGAGCATTTAAACATGGAATACCAAAAGCATATATAAAAAATTATAATGATTACTTACAAGTTGGAAATGGTTGGAAATGGCATGAGGATATAACTTTAGATACTCCATTAGGTAAAGTTTATTTTTGTCATGGAAAAACAGCAGATGTTTTTAAATTAGCACAAAGTCTAGGAATGAGTGCAGTTCAAGGGCATTATCATTCGTTATATGGCTGTAGGTACTATGGAAATAGTTTGGGTTTATATTATGGCTTACAATGTGGTTGTTTGATAGACCCTAAAGCACTTGCTTTTAAATATAATAAGTTACAGAAAGCTAGGCCTGTTATTGGTACAGCAGTTATCATTAATGGTATTCCAATCCTTGAACCTATGATTTTAGATAAATCAGGAAAATGGATAGGAAAACTCCTATAAATGACCCACAAGAACCCACAGAGAGCAACTCTAAAGGCTACTGACAAGCAAATAGGTGGTACACACTACAAGGAATATAAGATACAGCCTATTGAGTTTATATTTGCAAATAAACTTGATTTTATACAGGGTAATATTATAAAATACGCACTCCGAAATAAAGATGGAGAAAACCCAGATGAGAAGTGGAATAAGATAATTCATTACTGCGAACTAGCAAAAGAGTTGAAAAATAAAAAATAAGGAATATTAGGAGTTAATGAACTTCACTTATTTTATTTATTCTATTCTTGTGGTATATTGGACAACATTATTAATGCTAACAGGTAATACTTATTTATAATATGTGGATGCACCTTTTAAAATTTGGATTTAAGACAGGAGCAGAAATCTATAAAAATAGAAAAGAAGCTAAAGTTTTAGAATCTATTGCAGAAAAAAAACAAATACAAAGAGTTATTGATGGAGA